TGTAATTGCATAGACCACATAATAACAAGTCCAAACGGAACAGAAATAACATCTACTACCTGCGATACTTGCCATGAAGACATTACAACAGAAGTATTCCAAGAAATCAATCCAGATACTTTCATCCTTAAGAACAACGAACCCATTTATGAAGTTATGGAGAAATCAACCAAATTTGAGAAGATTGATGATGGTTGGGGATATGCAGTTTGGACAGATGTTAATATTATGAGTATGGAAATAGAAGGTGCTACATGGTGGAACGCAACTTTTGGATGTTATGTTAATTTTACTGTTGGTGATTTACCGGAAAGTTATTTCCAAGTAAACTTAAATTTTGATGAATCTGATTTTGAAAGTTCATGTACTATTGGTTCTGAAAAGGAGATTAGATTTGTGAATTCTACTGGTCAGGAGTTAGATTTCTGGGTTGAGAACGATAGCTTTTCTACTGCAAATAATAACTCAATTTGGGTTGAGGTAACAAATAACGAAACAATATCAATGTACTATGGAAATACAAGCGAAGTTAGTTCTGTTAGTAATGGTGATAATACATTTTTATGGTTTAATGATTATGATGGTGCAGACCCATACACTGGAGATACAACAAGAATATTGGGTGAAATTACAACTTATGATGAGAAGAGTGTGTATAAATTAATTGCTAATGACGGTGCTTATATTACACTACCTTCACGTACAACAGTAGATATAAGAAATAGGGTTTATAATGTTGATGCTACAAATAATTTATGGATATTTTGGATGACTGCACCATACACGTCATCTTCATCAGACCAAGGATATGCCTGTTATAGAACTTCAGCCGTAAAGAAGCTATATACGAATAATAATGCATTAACTGAAGTTGCGACAGTAACAACTACAACACCACTAAACCAGTGGAATACATTACAATGTAACATTGAGAATACAGATGTTGATTTTGAATATATAACTTCTGGAAATACATTACAAACAGAAAATGCAGTTACTTACAGTAATCTTGATACATGGGAATTAATGGTATCAGCAGGTGCAGGTAGTCAATATGTTGACTGGACATTCCATAAGAAATATTCAGCAACAATTCCGACATATTCATTCGGCGCAGAAGAAACAAGTGGTGGTGCAGATTACACAGTTTGTTCAGTAGATGGGGATTGTTCTTCCGGAAATTGTGATGCTGCATGGAACACTACTACTAAATATTGTCACCCAAACGCTGCTAATTGTGTAAATGGTACTTATGATGGAGAGGAAACAAACTGGGTAGAAGTGTGTTTAAATATAAGTTATTATGAGACTTGTAATAGTGGAACTTGGAGTGCTGATACATATATAGGGGACGGAAATATATGTGGTAATGTAAGTTTTGACGTAACACAAACAACTGGAACAGTATTTTATTTTTATAATTATATACCAATTCAATTTGAAATAGAACCATACGGTCAGACTTCTACAATTGGTGTAATCAGTCTTGATAATAATTTAACTTATACAATAGACGTTTATGCTAAATTAAATGAAGTAAACTCAGCATTAACGTTAAAATTAGATGAAACTTATAGTTACTCTGATTCGGTTTCAATTACAGATGAATATAAACTAATTTATAATGATTTAGCGATTGGTTCTACCGAATATATTTGGGCGTGGGCTGATTTTAATAATTTATTAACACAATGGAGTCCAGATTTGGATATAGTAGGAGTTGCTTCATAATGTTAAATCCTGTATTTGTTCCGATAATCGGTAGAACTTATGTAAAATTAACTGTAAACGGAATTACTTATTCAGACGCTTTACAGATAGATGTAGAAAAGAATATAGGTGACTTTAACGCAACTTCAAATTTCACTGCTGAATTTGATAATTTCACTGGTAATTTAAAAGACGCTTTTAGTCTAAACGATGAAATTATTATTTACGCCGATATAGGCACTAATCCACCGACTACTAAAATTTTTACTGGAGTTATAGAAGATATTAATTTCTCTGGTTCAGCAGAAGACGAGAAAGTTGTTATAACCGGCAGAGATTACGGTGCGGTACTTCAAGATATGACAGTTATACCTGTTATTTTTAAAAACAAAGACGCTGGATTTATAGCGAGGACAATTATTGAAAATAATACTGATAATATAGTAACTAATAATAACATTGATATAAATACTGGTACTACTATTACCAAAATTGGTTTTAACCATAAGACTATATTTGAAGCTTTGAAAGAATTAGCTGAATTATCAGATTATTATTTTTATGTAGATGTTGATAAAGACGTTAATTTTATTGCGAAAGAATCTATTCCACTTTATAGGACTTTTGACAAAAACAGCGTAATTAACGCAGACTTTAGAACAGAAGACCGAGAGATTTATAATAAAGTATGGGTTTACGGCGACCGTATTCTTACAGGTAACACAGAAGCTTTTGCAGCTGATGGAACTGGTTCGGTTTTTATTCTTTCAGATAAACCTCATAATACAAGAGTAACTTCACATGGAGTATTGCAACAAGTTGGTGGAATACTTGATATGAATGACCCATCAACAGACCCAGATTTGAAATATGTTATAGATTTTAATGAAAGAGAAGTTATATTTGTTTCAGGAGCGTTATCTGGTGATAATATACCAGCTTCAGGGACTTTACCAATTTCAATAGATTATGATAGAAATGTTCCTGTGCTTAAAACAAGACAAGATAATGATAGTATAGCTGCTTACGGACCAAAAACTAAAATTATTACTGACACAAGTATTAAAAGTTATAGTGAAGCTAATACAAAAGCTTTGAAATTTCTTGCTGATAACAAAGACCCTAAAATACAAGGGTCTATTTCTTTAAAGGGAATTTTAAATGTTGACGCTGGTAATACTTGTAAAGTAAATTTACCTTGGCATGGAATAAACTTTCAAAATTATACTATACTTTCAGCAAGTTACTCGTTTAATAAAACAAATAACTTGACCAACAAAGTTCTAACACTTGAACTAAACAAAAAAATAGCTGATTTTACTGACACTTTAAAAGAACAGATGAATAAAACTAAGAGCCTTGAAGTTGGACCTTTGGAAGGTAATTTTGCTGCTGTTGAAACGTCTTTAGACCATGTAGTTATTGATACACATTATGAAGTATGGGCTGGCTCAATAGGAGACAATTTTATATTTCATTCGCCTAAACATGGTTTATTAAATAGTCCAGATAGTAGAATTGGTGAAGGGAATTTACGGCAAGGCGTTCTTGGTAGTATATTAATCGCTAGTGGCGGTTTTTGAGGTGATATTATTTTAACAGATGACGGAGTACAGGAAATTGCAAGCATGATGGGAGGTTCTGCTAATATACCCGGTTATATAGGAATTGGAACTGGTAGTAGTACAGTTACTTCCAGTGATACTGCTTTATTGACAGAAACAGACAGAAATTTAATAACAAGCAGAGATACAAGTGTAGCTAAAGATGTGACTTATATAGTAGATTTCAGTGCAACTGAATTAAGTGGCACTACTATAACAGAATTTGGATTGTTTAACACTGTTACAGCAGGAAGTTTAATAACAAGAGACGTAATAGGAAGTTTAGCATTTGCCGGCGATATGGAAATGCAAATACAAAGTACTCTTAGATTTAGTAGAAGTGGTGTATAATGGAATGGAATAAATTTGAATCTGAATTGAAAAATAAACTTAAAGAAATTACAAAAAATGATTTAGATGAAGGTAGTTTACAATTTGAGAAAATAGTTGCCTCTGTTTTATTAGATTCGTTTATAAAAGAAGGAGTAATAAAAAGAAAAAAGATAACTGGTAATAAATTAAAGAAAATACAGGATAAGTATATATTAATAAGGGGATAAAAATGGTGTTATTAAATGAAAAATTTGCCAGTGGAAATATGTTTACATGCGGCGCTTCTGGTGGGCATGTTGGTGCAAGCGGTATAAATGATTTAACAGGTAGAATGAATTTCGGTTGTTTTGATTTTCCACAAAATCAAACTATGGTATATACAACAAATGAAGTAGGAAATTTAACTGCTGCCACTATTAGCGGAGCAGACCATTATTATACAGTAATAGGTTCTTATAATGCAGATGAAGAACCAATAGAAATTATATTCAGTGGAACTTCAATTGGAAGTACAATTAAACAAGTATTTTGGTATCAAACTAACGGAAGCTTATCTACAAGTACAGGAAGTATAATATCAGGAACAATGACGGTGTTCTAATGGTGGAAATAAATTTTGGTGGACTTTCTTTCGGGTGCGAACCAAAAATAAAAAGTGTTCAAAATGGTTCTATTACAATAACTGGTACTTCAAACACGACAAATATAAATTCAGTTGATACAAATAACAGTGTATTGATATATCTTGGGTTCAATACGCCATCATCGGATGGACTTACAGGTTTTGACGATATTATGTGTAGAGTAGAATTAACAAATTCTACAACTGTTACTGGTATAAGAACGCACAACCACGATTCTGTGGTTATGAATTTTTGTGTTCTTGAATTTTATCCAAAAATTTTAAAATCAAATCAAGCAGGAACAATTGTTATAACAGGTACTTCAGCTACTGCAAATATTAATTCAGTTAACATAGATAAAAGCGCTTTGTTATATTTAGGGCATACTACAACGTTTGACCATACTGATACAAGACATTCGCAGTATGCTTTCACAAATATAATTCTAACAAATTCTACTACTGTTACTGCTACAAAAACAGCTTCAGGTTATAGTTCTACAGTTGGTTATCAGGTAATAGAATTTTATTAAGGTGATTTTATGAAAATAGGTTTTGGCGGTTTAAATTTTGGTAAGAAAATACTAATAAAAAGTATCCAGTATGGTTCTATTACAATGAACGGTACTTCAACTACTGCAAACATTAATTCAGTTGATACGAGTAATAGTATATTATTGTATTTAAACAGAAAATCAGACAGTGTGATTTATACAAACGTTAATAATTTAATGTGTAGAGTAGAATTAACAAATTCTACAACTGTTACTGGTATAAGAAATTCATCTTCACGCACACCTATAATAAATTTTTGTGTTCTTGAATTTCATTCAGGGGTTTTAAAATCAAATCAATTTGGAACTATTACAATTACTGGTACAAGTAATACAGATACTATTAATTCAGTTAATACAACAAAAAGTACTTGTTTTTTTTTAGGTTTTACTACAATATTAGCATGGGACGATTTAATGGTAGCAGACAGTGTTTATGCAACATTAGAATTAACGAATTCTACAACTGTTACCGGTGCAAGAGCTTCAAGTACTGACTCATCCACAGTTGGTTATCAAGTAGTAGAATTCTACTAAAAAAACAGTATGCCAAACCCCACTAAATTTCATATCTATATATTCATCGTGACCCCTACCCTAAACGCTGACGATTGTGGTAAGAATGAGGTTTTAAAATTTACTGCTATCGTTTTTAACCCCTTTTTCCAATTTCAATTTCGCTAACAGTAGAGGGTTAGATAAAAACACGATTAAATCGTTAATAATATTCTTTTCTTATTTTTATTTCTACTTAGGTTCACCCTTGTCCAAAAGTGGACTAGGGTCTTTTTCTATTTTATTCATATCAGTAACAAGGTTTTACCTTACTTTTCAAAAATAATCGTTATCAGTAATATTTTTTTTACTTTTTTGTTAATTCAGTTTTCAAAAACGGTATCAGTAATATTTTTTACAAAATCTATTTTGCTTAGTTTTACCTCTTTTTCTTCAATTTTACACGTTCTACTGTTAACGAAAAAAGGTGAAACGACAACAGCAACGTGCGGTAACTATATAAAGGAACGTAACATATATATATATTAGGAAGTAGAAAAATATAGAGGGATTGAAATGCTAGTGAAAATTGTATATAAAGATGGTGAAGAAGTAAAAGTTAAAAAAGGGGAATTAATTAAAGAAGATGAGTTTACTATTAAAATTCAAACTTTAGTTAAACCAATTACAATAGGTAAAATGAATTTAATTGAAATGTCTCAAATAGGTGAGTGAATGAAAACTTATAATTTAGAATTAACAAAACCAGAATTAACACAGTTATACCATCTGTTAATGGATGTAAAACCAAGAATACAAAGAAATATAGATAGAAGTTATTCTGGAAAAGACCCCATGTGGATAGCTAAAATTGTTAAAATTAATAGTATTTTAAATAAAGTAAATAAAGTTAAAGATTATAAATTACAAGATAAACTATATAAATGTTTATGTTAGGTGAGTGTATGAGTGAATGGTTTAACCCAAGATTAACAACAGCAACAGAAGAAGTGAATAATTTAGTTAATGAAATTTATATTCAATTAGACGGATATAAAAAAGAACTAAAAAAAGAAGCGCTTATTTCTATTATTTCAAATATAAGAATGTATAAAGACGTAAGAGTAACAAGAGATAAAAATGATTATACTAAATTCAAAAATGAAAATAACCCTTTTTATACATATAAAATAATGGTTCAAATGTTTGATTTCTTAGAAGAAATTGGATTAATAGAACAATTCAGCCCCCCGATGCTTTGGAGTAGAATAAACGGAACTGAAATGTTTTATAATAAATTAGAGTTCTTTAAAAGAGAAAATATTTATAAAAAAGAACTTTATAATAAATTAATACTAAAACAAAACGATAATTATATTAGTTATAAAGAAACAAGAAAAACAATTGAAATGAAGAAAACACTTGAAGATTATAAATATATTAATAAATTCAAGGTTTCACTTAAAATTGAACCAAATGAATTCAAAAAACTTTCTAATAAAGCAATTAATTGGATTATGTATAAATATAAAGGATTTATTATAACAGAATATGAAAGAGAATTAATAGATAATGACTTAGAAAGTAGTAAAGTAGAGAAATATAAGAAATTAAGAAAGAGAATGTTTACATATACCCATACCTTTTGCTCTTCAAACCTTCTACTACATCGGGTTTTCAATGTAATCAATTCGGGTAAAATAGGTAGAAATCACACTTTTTATTACGGTGGAAGATTCTATGGTTCAGAGATTCAAAACATACCAAAAGAACTAAGAAAATTCATTTTTATTGACGAAAAAGAAACGTGTGAACCAGATTTTTCAGCTTTACATCCAAGAATGTTATATCATTTAGAAGAAATTGATTTCAAAGATGACCCTTATAAAAGTAAATACAGGGATTTAATGAAACTAGTTGGAATGATTGTCATAAACGCATCTGATAAAAAGTCTTCTGTTTATGCAATTAGAAGTAAATTCAGAAAGGGCATTCGTAAAGGTGACTTAAAATACGAGTATAATATTCTAAAAGATAATTTCATTAAAAAACTAATGAAAGAATTTGAAGAAAACAACGAACAAATCAAAAAATACTTTTATACTGGTAAAGGAATTGAACTACAGGCAATGGATTCTGATATAATAAACGAAGTATTGAATTATTTTATAGATAAGAATATATTAATAATACCAATACATGATTCTATTATAATACAAACTAAACATAGAGAAGAGTGTATTAAAGTAATGAACGAAAAATATAAAGAGAAAATCGGGTTTGAACCGATTATTAAATAAAGGTGAATGAAAATGGGAGAAATTAAAGAGTTAGGATATAATGAAGCAGGTATGAAACAAGCGGGAAAAAGGTTGATAAAATTCTTTTCAGTTATAGGTGTAATATTTGGAATATTATTGATGTTATTTGGGCTGACTATAACAGGATTAAGTATAAGCGCAGTATGTTCTTATATATTTATAGCGTTAAAATAAAATGAGAGTGATTGAATGATAGTAAATGTAAAGTGTGATTATTGTGGAGAATATTTTCCAAGGCATGATTATGAGGTTGTAAGAACGAAAAACCATTTTTGTAAATTAGAACACGCATATGCTTTTAGAGTTGGTAAAAAAACACAACCATGTTCAGAAGAAACAAGAAAGAAAATAGGTAAAGGAAACACAGGTAAAACAAAAACAGAAGAATGGAAACAAGAAAGAAGTGCAGCATATAGCGGAAAAGGAAATCCGTTTTATGGTTGTAAACATACAGATAAATCCAGAGAACAAATGAGTGTAAATAGTATGAGTACTAAATAAAATAATTAAATTTACTATAATTATAAAACAACGGGTGATATAATTGAAAAGTGAAAGTGAAAATGATAATAAAAATAAAAGAAGAAGAAATAAAACAAGCAAAGGAACAAATAAAAGAATTTGATAAAATCAAAATTTACAATAAATTCCCTTGTAAGAATAATTATATAGGAATATTAGGAGAGATTGTATTCAATAGATATTTAAATGAAAGAAATATCGCACATAAATGGGTTAAATTCGTTAAAAAAGGATATAACACACCAGATTTTGTTATCAACGGAAAGACCTTTGATATAAAAACAACAAGGTCATCTGTAATGTGGTTTCAGAAACCTATTTACAATGTTTATATATATGCTTATATAAACGAAAATGATACAATTTTGAACATAAAAGGATGGACAACAAAGAAAATAATAGAAAAGTTAATTAACGAAAATAAAATAGAAATAATTACAAGAAATATAAGAAAAGATTATATAATAAAACAAGAACAATTAAATAAAAATTGGTTAAATGTGGTAATGGGTGTTTAGATGAAATATATAACAAAAGATATGAAAATGAATAAAATAATGAAAACAATAAAAATGTATAAAATATATTTAGTAATAGTTACTATTGCGTTGATAATAGCAATTGTTATATAGGTGATTAAATGTTAAGAGAATTTGTAACAGAAAGTTTTATTGCATGTACAAGTGCAATAGTAGTATGTTGGATATTACCAGTAGAAGGTGTTTTAACCGGAGCAGCAGCAGGAGTATCTGGATACGTATTTCCAGAGATTTATAGAAAAATAAAAGGAGAGTGAAAATATGAAAAAAGTGTTAGTATTAATAATGGTTTTGTTAATTATGATACCAAATGTTAATGCAGAGTGTGTAGATTATGAATTAGATATAGAAGGAGACTATCTGGTTTCAAATATAGTTTGGTATGTAGATAATTCCCATACAGGATGGGGTTATACAGACGGATATTTAGTATATGATATAAATTACAGTTCTGGATTACAGGAAGTAAAAGTAAAATATTATGGTGGTGACGATAGTAAAACATGGGAAATAACAGAAGAAGGGATTTACCATGCTGCTATTTTTGTAATACCCGGAATAGAACATAGAGTAGAAATGTATTTAGAAGGTGAATTGGTTAATAGTGTGCCAATTCCACACCAATCTGTTAATTCATTAAATAAAGTCAGTATAGGTAATGCTGTTGATTCAACTTATTTAAATATACAAGTTTGTTCTGAGTTACCTGTTTATAATCAAACTGAAAAATGTATTCAGAATTGGAGTTGTACAAATTTTACAGAATGTACAAATGAAACACAAGAAAGGGTTTGTATAGATTTAAACGAATGTAATAATAACACAGGAAAACCAAAAGAAATACAAAATTGTACTGTAGAAAATGAAACCGAAATATGTATTGTAAATTGGAATTGTTCAAACTGGACTGAATGTATAAATGAAACACAAACGAGAATATGTTCAGATTTAAATGAATGTAATAACGAAACATTGAAACCTTTTGAAATACAGAATTGTACAAACGAAACAAATGAAATTATTAATAAAACTTGCATTATAAATTGGAGTTGTTCTAATTGGACTAACTGTATTAATTTAACACAAACAAGAATATGCGAAGATTTAAACAATTGTATCAACGAAACTGGAAAACCTATTGAATTTCAAAATTGTACAAATGAAACTATTAATGAAACCATACCCGAAATTTGCATATCTGATTGGAAATGTAATAATTGGGGTAGATGTATAAACAGAAAAAAAACAAGAGAATGTATAGATTTAAATTCTTGTGAAATTCAAACTAATATACCCAAAGTTTTAGAAAGTTGTGTTAGCAATTCAGGAGGTTCTGGTGGTTCTGGCGGAGGCGCTTATATACCCAAACCAATTATAAATAAAACTGAAAACATTACAGAAAAAATAATTGTAAACAATGTTATTAAAATAGAAGAACCAGAAAACGAAACCGAAATAATTTTGGAACAAAACGTAATTGAACCAGAAATAAAAGAACCTGAAACGATAAAACATGAAATAGTTAAACCAGAAATAAAAGAACCAGAAATAACTAAAACATGGTTAGACAAAATAAAAGAATTTTTAATTAAAATATGGAGATGGTTAATATAAAAATAGCAATACTTTCAGATTCGCCAACTTTGCCGACTGGGTACAGAAACCAAGCACTCCAGCTTGCACAATATTTAACAAAAAAAGGGCATGAAATACATTATATGGGTAACGCATACGCTGGTATGCCTTTAAACAATTTTGAACTATATGATGGAACTAAATGTAATTTTAAACTATACGGTGAAATGCAACATGGATACTTCAGGAATTCAATGTCTGAAATACTTAGAACAAATATGATAGATAGATTTATTATTTTGTTAGATACATTTATGTTGCATGACTGGTTTCTTGGAATAGACACCGCACCAGCAAAAACGTTTTTTTGGTTCCCAACAGACGGTGGTGGAGGACTTCCTCTTGGTTGCGAAAATATATTAAAAAAAGTAAACGTTCCAGTTTCTATTTCAAGATTTGGACAGAAACAAGTAAAAGAATATCATAACTTAGACGCAGAACATATACCGCATGGAGTAAATACTGATTTGTTTTATAAAATGCCAGATGAAGAAAGGAATAAATTAAGAGCAATGTATGGACTACAAGATAAATTTGTAATTGGAGTAGTAGCAAGAAACCAGCCAAGAAAACATTTGGATAGAACTCTAAAAGCTATGAGTTTAATTAAAGAAAAGATACCAAACGCAATTCTATTTCTTCACCTTGACCCAGATGACCCTGCTCAACCTCTTTGGCGAATGAGAAGTTTAATATCTAAATTTGGTCTTGAAAATAGAGTTGTGTTTACTGGAATGAAAGCGTTTAAAGGAATACCAGATAAAGATATGAAGAACATTTATAATATAATGGATTGCTTTCTACTTACAACTTCTGGTGAAGGATTTGGAATACCAATTATAGAAGCAATGGCATGTGAAGTTCCTGTTGTAGCGACTTCTTATACAACAACATCTGAGTTAGTTGAATTAAATAAAGCAGGATTTGGTATTAAACTATCTGGAGTAGAAACATTGGATATGTTTGAATCAACCTCACAAGAATACGACTATAGATGCATGAACGGCACAATAACCGGCAGTTGGGAAGTAGAAAGAGCAATTTGCGATATAGAAGATGCAGCCAAATTAGTAATTAACTTATTTAACGACCCAAAACTAAGTAGATTAATGGGTAAGAACGGTAGGGATGCTGTCTTGAAAAAGTATGATTTTGAAAAAGTTGTCGGACCAAAATGGGAGAAATTATTGAGTTGATAAAATGAAATGGAATTTACATGACAATGTACATATATCAGTTTGTGAATGTGGTGAACATCATTACCATCTTTTAAAGATAGGCAATGCAGTCTATTTACAATGCGGTAAATGTTCTAAACTAACACCAATTATTTTAGATATGTACGAAAGAGAAAAATTAAAAGAGGGGAAAATATGATAATACGAAAAGTATGGCAAGCAAAAAGTAATGGAACAAAATATATTACAATCCCAAAGAATTGTAATATTAATGCTGGAGATTATGTAAAACTTATACGAATTATAGAACCAAATTGTGAATATGAAACTGAAACAATTGAATATGATAATTCAAAATTTGGTAATACAAATTAATTGATATAACACTTTATCTTTTTTCGGATTAAGTGTTTTAATGAGGAGAGGATTAAATGAGTGATTATACACATTTTAAAGAAAGGATGAAAATAATAACAGAGATGAATAAAAAGGGATGGAGTGTTTGTAATGAAAAACATTATAGAGATAATTATATAGAAATAACATTTGGAAAATGTCTTGAGGTATATTTAAAATGAGTAAAAAATATGAAAAATGTAAAAGATGTGGTTCTTATTTATTTCCATGGGAAAGACAAAATCCCATTTGTGAAGGATGTATAGAAGTAGAAGATTACAAAAAGGAGGGGTTATTATGAACAAACTCAACGTGTGTATTATGGGACAAAATTGTGAGAAGTTCTTGCCTATGTGTTTAAACAGTGTAAAAGATGCAGATAATATTATTTATTGTGACGGTGGTTCTACAGATAATACTTTAGACATTATAGATACTTATCATCATCTACATGTTAATGAAGGATACAAAGTACAACCGATTATTATTAAAAATAAATATAACCAAGAAGATAAAGGAATGAACGGAAAACAGAGAAACTTTTATTTATCATACCTAAAGAAACATCACATGGGAGAATTTTGTATTTGTATTGACGCAGATGAGGTAGTTGAAGATATTTCTAAAATAAAAGAATTGATAAACAACCCTCCAGAAGGAATGAAAGATATTATCTCAGTTAAAATGCGACATTTTATAGGAAATTTAGGAACTGAAGATGCAACTGTAAAAGAACATTATGTACCTCATAGATTGTTTAAGATAAAAGAAGAACTTATATACCCAGAAACAGAACATTGTGTATTAGTTAAAAAAGTAAATGGTAAATTGGTTTTACCAGAAATAAGTTATTTTAATGGAACTGTTATTTGGCATTTAGCTTATATAACAGGTATGTTTGATATAAGAAAAAAGTATTTAAATCATTTAAAAAAGTCAGAAATGCATTCAAAAGAGTTTCTTAATAATTGGTATTCTTCACATTTATTTGGAATTTATCCAAATAGTAGAATAAACGCAATGGAAATACCAGAAGTAATATTAAATGAGTTTTTAATAGAAAAGGATATGATTTATTACAGTACGCATAATCAACTGGAAACAAAACATTTTATTATGAGCAAACAATGGATAGACTATTTTAAACCAAAGAAAGTACTTGAATTGGGTTGTGGACTTGGCATGTTTGGGTTTGCTTTAGATAGTTATGAAATTGATTATACTGGTATGGAAAAGTCACAATGGGCTATTGATAATACCAAATTTAAACTTAATTTAAACCAAGGAGATATAACAAAGAAACAGGATTATAAAGATTTTGATTTAGTATTAGTATTAGACGTATTAGAACACATAAAAGAAACTGATTTGGATAAAACTCTTGAAAACATAAAAGAATATGGAACTAAGTTTTTGTTCAGTATTCCTTATATAGATGACCCGAATATTGATTTAGATATAACACATGTAACAAAAAAATCAAAAGAATGGTGGGTAACTAAACTAAGTCAATTCTTTAAGATTAAAGATGTACCAAATACATTTTTATATAACAAACAATTATTAATAGGTGAGTAAATGATAGAATGTATATTTTGTGGATTTATAGGTGGGATTGTAGTGATTATAATGTATAGAATCGGGGTGTTGGAATGAAAAAAATGAGTGAAGAATGGTCAGAAAAATGGAATCCATTTAATTCTGATAAATTAATTGCACATGTATATAGATGGAGTAAAATAGAAAAAGGAAAACCTATTCCTAATCCAATACTTGTTACAATAGACCCGACTGATGTATGTAATTTAAAATGTATATGGTGTAATTCTGAATATATTCAAAAATATAACAGTTCAAGTATGACAAAAGAGACGTTATTAAAAATAGCTGACTTTCTTTCTGAGTGGAAAGTAGAAGCTGTATGTGTAGCAGGCGGCGGAGAACCTTTACTTAATCAGAATACTTCCTTTTTTATAGATAGATGTATTGAAAACGGAATAAAGGTTGGTGTTGTAACAAATGGTTTTTTTATAGATAAACATCTTGATTCTTTATCTAAATGTGATTGGGTAGGAGTTAGTATAGATGCAGGAACACCAGAAACTTATACAAAGCTTAAAGGTGTTAATGTTTTTAATAAAGTAATAAATAATATGAAACTTTTAATCAATTATAAAAAAGAATCTAATTTAATGAAAGAAGGTCAAGGTTATGGTGTAACATATAAATTTCTTCTTCATCCATTTAATGTAGAAGATGTTTATAAAGCTACTAAAATAGCGAATGAAATAGGTTGTAAAAATATGCATATAAGACCATTTGGTGAGCCTTGGGATAAATTAGGTAAAATAGAAGATAAATTTACTTATTCTGATATACAAGAATTTAAAGAACAATTAACAAAAGCAAGAATTTTAGAAAATAAAAAATTTAGAGTGTTTGGTATTACACATAAATTTAATGGCGATTTTAGAAAGAAAAATGAGTTTAAAGAATGTCATGCCATATTTATGACAGGTGTTTTTATGCCGCCAAGTGGTACTGGTAATTTTGATTATGGGTTTTGTTGTGATAGACGAGGGGATAAAAAACTTACATTATATAATTTAAAAGAACCTAATGAAATTAAAAAAATATGGGGCAGTAAAAAACATTGGGAAATATTTAATGAAATAAAGGTAAATAAATGTCCACGATGTACATATCAGCCACATAATATTATTTTTGAAAAAGTAATAAAAGAAAATAATACAACATATCAATTTATATAGAGGTAAAATTATGAACGAAAAAGTAGCTATAATAATACCAGTACGTAACTCAGGTGAGTTTTTACAGTTAACTATTGAAAGTATTATAAAAACATTTAATTATCAGTATAAAATACTTCTTATAGACAGTGAAAGTACTGATGGAACTACTGAATATTGTAAAAGAATGTCTGAATTGGATTATATAGAATATTTTCCTTTTCCAAAAGGTTCTGTAACTAAAGCAATAAATTACGGAATTAAACAAGCTGGTGATTTAGATGTTTTATTGACACAAGATGATGTTATTTTCCATAAATTTCTAAGAAGAGATTTGTTATCTGAACTAAACCATGCTGCCAAAAAAGATAATTGTGGGATTGTAACTGTTTATAACGGTATTGGCGTATCTGGTGATACTTATGTAAAGGGTTTTAGATGGGTAGGTACTTGGTGTATGTATATTCCAAGAAAAACTATAAATAAAATAGGTCTATTTGATGAAAATTTCAGTCCCGGTGATGGTGACGATATAGATTACAGTTATAATATTTATAAAAATTCATTGGATATTTATATAAATGATTTATTTGTAGAACATCATAGAAAGTTTGATATAAATGCACATGAGCATGAAAGTCAGGAAATTAAAAAGAGAAACTCAGAATATTTTAAAAGGAAGTGGAAAATATGAATAAAATTAGCGTTTTTGGACTTGGGCGGCTTGGTAAACCATTAGCAGAATTTATGGCTACCAAGGGGTTTGAAGTAATTGGTGTAGATGTAGATAAGAATAAATTAGGTAGTGATTTAATTGAAACTACTAATGAAAGTGAGTATGCAGTTAACCACTCGGACGTGTCAATTATATTTGTAAACACACCTAATTTAAAAGACGGAGCATTTAATTTAGTTTACGTTAATCAAGTAGCAGATAGTATAGGAGAAGCTCTTAAATATAAAGATAAATATCATTTAGTTGTGCTTAGAAGTACTGTTCTTCCGGGCGCTACTGAAGAAATAATAAAAAGAATAGAGAAAATTTCAGGTAAAAAAGTTGATAAAGATTTTGGAATGATACATCACCCAGAGTTTTTAGCACTTGGAACTGAAATAGAAAATATAAGAAACCCGGAATATCTTTTAATTGGTGAACATGATAAAAAAGCAGGTGATATTTATAGACATATTTGTTATACAGTTATGGACAATGATGCACCTATAATTAGAACAAATCTAAGAAATGCTGAATTGGCTAAACTAATGGCTAATAATTATATTACAATGAAAATGAATTTTGCTAATATGATAGGTGAGATTTGCGATAAAACAGATGCAGACCCAGATGTAATAAGTAATATACTCGGTCACGACAGTAGAATAGGTAGAAAGTTTTTAACTGCTGGTTTATCTTACGGTGGAACGTGTTTTCCAAGAGATAATGAAGCGCTATCATTTTATTTAGATAAGTTGGGAATGGATATGAATTTTCCAGGAGTAATGACCGTAATGAACAATCACCAGATTGATAGAATGGTAAATAAAATAATAGATAAATCAAATACAAATAAAATACTTATAATAGGCACTTCATTTAAACCAAACACGGATGTAGTAGTAGAAAGCGCTTCTATTAAAATAATAAATAAATTAATTGAAAAAGGGTTTGTTATTACAGTACATGACCCGAAAGCTATTTCAAATACAAAAGAAGTTCTTGGAAATAAAGTAAATTATATTAAAAACGTACAAAAAGCAATTAACGAATCTGATTTTACAGTATTAGCAGTACCTTGGAATCAGTATATTAAATTAAAATATAATAAAGATAAACTATTAGATTGTTGGAGGTGTGTTAAATGAAAGAATTTGCATTTAAAATATATGATAAATTAACCAAAAATACAATCAAATGGCGTGAATATTTGACTGAATATAAAAACGCAAGTCACAAAGAACTAAAAGAACTACAACGGGGTAGATTGAACGTATTACATTGGTCTGGTTTTAGGACAAATAGAAAAAATCTATGGTTATGGAAAGGATTTAATAATACTCCTCTAACAACAAAAGAAGACCTAAGAAATTTCAAGCCAATCCTAAAAGGAAACGAAACTAAACATTTTTCATCTGGTTCAACAGGAGAACCGTTAAAAACATACGGTCCAGATGAACTACAATCAATTAAATCAGCAGTATTTGAAAGAGCTTGGAAGTCAGTTGGCTGGAATGGAAAAGACAAAATACTTAGACTAACAGCAGGAGAACCACAATGGAAATTATTTGACTGGCTAAGAAATGTTAAACCAATGAATTACAGAAATATTGGTTTAAAACATTATAATTGGGTCATAAATAACAAACCATTTTTGATACATGGTGGTTCAGGCGCTATTAGAGAAATTACAACAGGAATAATTAATCTTGGTATAGAAGATTGTTTAAAAGATATAACTCTTTATCTTATGAGTGAAGATACAAAAGAACATACAAAAGAACTAAAAAAGTATTATAAAGCAGTTTACTCTGGTTACGGATTAGCAGAACTTTGTACAGTAGCTTCACAATGTAAATACGGAAATTATCATGTAAATATGGATACTTGTATAACTGAGGTAATTGACGGAGAGATAGTTGTAACTGATTTGTTCAATAACGTAACTCCTGTAATTAGATATAAAACTAAAGATTATGGTAAATTAAAAAAGAGCAACTGTAAATGTGGTAGGAAAAGTGATATACTTTACGACATAGAAGGTAGAAGTATAGATTATTATGATGGCGATTTAACACTTAAACCTCTTGGGTGGTGGATATTAAGCCCTATTAGTAATGACTACGGACATTTAATAAACCAATGGAAAGTAAAGGTAAATTTGAAAAAGAATCAATTTATTTTATATGTTGTTTGGTCAGATAAAATATTGACATTTGAAACAGAAACAGGGTCTTATCCTATAACCAATATTGATTTAATATCATATAGAGAATGGATAAAAGAAGAATCAGGACTTGACTTAGTAATTAAAACACAAAAGAGTATGAGCAACAAGGGTAGAATGAAATTACTTAAAGTGGTTAAATGAAAATATATGCAATTGATTTGGATGGAACGCTTGTAATAAAAGGTAAACCAGTAAAAAAAGTCATTGATTCTGTTAACAGATTATATGAAAAAAAGGATACTATGGTTATAATTCATACTGCGAGAAATGAAACTATTAGAGAAAGAACAATTGAATATCTTAAAATTCTTAAAGTTAATTATCATTTATTGATTATGAATAAACTCAGAGCAGATTATTATATAGACGATAGAAATATAAGTATAAAAGAATTTGGTGAAATGAAATGAAATTATTTATAGCTGGTCCAGTAAATACATCAGAAAGTTTAAAGAAAATAATTCCTTATAATGAAATGGGACATAGAGAACCAGAGTTTGAGAATTTGTATAAAGGAGTTAAAACCAAACTTTATAAAGTATTTAAAATAAATAAAAAAGAATTTGACTTTGCAATTATAGGCGGTTCTGGTACTTCTGCAATAGAAAGTATGATTTCATCTATAGTAAATAAGAAAATATTAGTCATTTCAAACGGTGCGTTTGGTGAAAGGGCTTATGAGATATGTAAAATATACGGTTTGCAAAGAGTTTATTTACAATATTCATGGGGTGATTATCCAAATGAATTAGAAATAGAGAAGATTCTACAAAATGACCCGGAAATTGGTTTTGTTTATATGGTACACATGGAAACCAGCACAGGTATGTTGAACCCAATAAAAGAAGTAGGAAATTTGTGCAAGAAGTACAACAAGACATATCTTATTGATTCTGTCTGCGCTATAGGTTGCGAGAAATTAGATATGAACGAGTTTAATATAGATTTCTGCGCATTTAGTTCTAATAAAGGTATTGGTGGAGTTCCTGTAGTTGGAATGGTATGTTGTAGAAAAAATAAGTTAAATAACCAAAAAAGGAATATGTACTTAAATTTAAATTCTTATTTGGATTATAGTAAAAAGAATCAAACCCCATTTACTCCTGCTATACCGATGTTTTATTTTTTAAATGAAGTTTTAGTTGATTTACTTAAAGAAGGTGTAAATAATAGATTGAAAAGGTATAAAAATAATTGTGATTTATTGAAAAAGGAATTAACTAAATTAGATTTGGAATTTTATTTGAAAGATTATATGGCTAATATAATGGTAAATGTAATTATACCAAATGGATTAACATTTAAATTAATCCATGATGAATTAAAAAAAAGGGGATTTATTATTTATAATGGTAAAGATGAATTGGAGGGTAAGATTATGCATATAGCAACTATGGGAGATTTAACTGAAAAAGATATAAAAGAATTTGTAAAGAATTTAAAAGAAATAATAACCATAGTCCATTAATGGACAGGGGTCAAAAAGGTGAATAAATGAAAGAATTAGCAGTGTTGATAAACACAAGAGATAGACCAACTGAATTGGCGCTTTTACTACAAAGTTTAAGAACGCAAACTTATAAGAATTTTGATATATTTATATTAGATGACCAATCTGGAACAAATTTAAGTAACTATCATTTTTTTAATTGCATGGTTACAAGATTGAAATTAGAAGGAATTAAAGTATTTTTAAAAAGAACAGAATTCCCATTGGGAGTTAGCAGAGCCAGACAGACTATAGCAGATTGGGCTTTAGAAAAAGATTATAAATATACTTTACGTGTGGATGATGATGTTTTACTTGAAACAGATTATATAGAAAGATTGTTTAAAGTAATTAATTCGGGATTTGATATAGCAAGCGGAGTTACAGTACCAATGACTGGTCCAGTTTTTAGGCGAGAACCAAAGTTTTTAAATGGAATGGTTAATAGAGTAATTTTAGATAAAGACGGTAATCATATTATGAACGGTGACGATTGTGGTTGGGCTTATACAGAATCAGTTATTTTACCTGCTTGTCATTTTAGAAGTTGCGCATTAATAAAAAGAAAAGTACATGAAAAAGTAAATTATTATCCAACTAAGTTTAGTAAACATGGTTTTAGAGAAGAGCAAATATTTAGTTATAAAGCTCAGATGTTTGGTTTTAAAATAGGTGTAGACACAGGTGCAGTTAATTATCATCAATTAACACCAAGCGGTGGAGAAAGATTTGCAGATTCACAAAATTTGACTGTATTTAACCAAAAGGTTTTTGAAGAGTTTACAAGAGAAAATAAAGTTGAGCTAAACAAGATATTTAACAAAGACAATATTCCAAGTAAACTATCTTTACTAAAAGAAACTAATTTAATAATGAGATGATATAAATGAGAATATTCAAAGAAAATAAAGGAACTATATTATGTAGATTATTTGGACATAGTTGGAGTTTTCCTATACACATGTTAGGACATTCAAAATCTATTATGTCATCAGATTATAGATGTCGTAGATGTGGAATAAATAAAGAAGATTCATTAGAAGGAAAAGAATGGATAAAAACATGGAATGAATTTAATGAAAAAATATGAGGTAGTGATTAAATGATAAACATAATAGGAAGTTTTTTTGGCAGTTCTGGATACGATTCGCATGTAAGAAATTTGTTAAAAGCATTGGATAAAATTACAGAAGTAAGATTAACTACAAACGGAGTACCAAATTGGGAAAGATTAGTAACAGATAGAGAATTGGAATTGATTAAAAGAAAACCAGTTAAAGACGAGATAAATTTAATAATTTCAAACCCTTTACATTGGAGACTGAACGCTACAGCTGAAAGAAATTGGGTTTATTTAGTTAGTGAAGGAGATAAAATACCAGTTTGTTTTATAGAAGAATGCATGAACCCAGATATAGAAAAAATATTTTGCCCTTCTACACATGTTATAGATGCAGTTATGGAAACAATGTATATATTAACTTCAGATGAACAAAGCGAATTATACGATAAATTGGAGAAGATTCCTCATGGAGTAGATTTAGAGCTATTCTATCCAAAAGAAAAACAAGATAAGTGTATATTCTTAGCTAATAAAGGATTTAGGAACTTACAGGACAGAGGAGGTATACAATATCTTATAAGGGCATACTTTGAAGAGTTTACCGATAAGGATAATGTGGAGTTAACATTAAAAATAAACCCCGCTTATGGAATACCAGATTTGAATAAACTAATTGAAGAATTAGTTCCTAAGAAAGAATATAAAACAGTTCCTGATAGATTACCGAAACTAAATATAAATACAAACAATATCCCTTATGATAAGATGGTTGATTTATATAATTCAGCTACAGTATTCGTAAGTCCAACAAGAGCAGAAGCATTTAATTTACCTTGTTTAGAAGCATTAGCATGTGGTCTTCCTGTTATTACAACTAATTACGGAGGGCAGACTGATTATGTGGTTAATAATATAAATGGATTGTTTATAGATTATAAACTTGAAGAAATAGAACATGAAGTTTTATATGAAGGAATAAGTTGGGCTACTCCTGATATTGGAAGTTTAAGAAATGAATTAAGATATGCTTATGAAAACAAATCACTTATGAAAAGGATGGGTAAAGAAGGGATTAAAACTGCTAAAGAGTTTACATGGAGTTCTACAGCTAAAAAAATAAGCGAAATTATAAATACTTCTGAAGACAATATATAATTAATGACTAAATTAGAGGTAATAAAATGGGACGAAAGCAGATAACAACTAAAGAAAGAATTATGAACAGGAGTATTGGATTCCACATTAGACAAATTGAATTTTTCAATAAATACCCAGAATTCAAGCCCGATAAATTTTGTAGAATGGCAATAGATGAACAGATAAAATTAATAGGTGGTTAGATGAAAAGAGAATTAGATACAGAAGAAGTTAAAAAATCACTTAAAGGAATTGAAAGAATTGAAAATGAATTAAAAGATTTAAAAGAAACAATAAATTACAATAAAAAAACAATTGATTTTCAGAAAATCCAAGATGAATATCAAGACTTTATAAGACCTTATGTAAAGAAAAAGAAAGATATAGAAAACAAAAAAGCAATGGATTATTTGAACCAAGACCTTAAAAGTAAAATGAGTATAGTAAATAATCTAAAAGAACAAATAGAAAAAGGAGTAGAAATTAAATAAGAGGCGATATTATGGCAGATGAATTTTTTAGACCACAGACAAATGATGAAAAGAAAGATTTTAAAGATGTTGGACCGTTTAAACAAAAAGACGCTAAAATACTTTTTTTATCAGATTTGGCGCTAATAAGAGCAAAGAAAAACAAAGAAAAAGTACCTTTCTTTAAAAAGGCAGCTTTAGACGATTTTGATGAATATTATAAAGAACAAACAAAAATGTCTGTAAGAAAAAACGGATATGTTAAACTAGAAGACATTAAACCAATTAAAATGAACTGGAAAAAATATAGTTCTCCAGACAATATTAAGTTGATAGAAGTAATAGAAAAAAGAGATGCACATGTAAGTAAAAAGCATCCATTTGATGTATTTGTAAAATCTTATAGATACAAGTACAAAGATTATGGTGTAGAAGGTGTTTACAATATATCTGTTATGGAAAATGAAGTTGACGCAGTTAAGAGAATGAAAGCTATTTACGACAATAAAGAATATAAAGAAGTAACAGAAATTGAAAAAATAAGTAAACTATATAAGTGATAAATTGAAAAAGAAAAAATATTGGTGTAATAACGGTTGTGGTAAAAAAGTAACTTTATTTGAATATAATCACGACACTAAAGAAGCAACTTATAAATGTAGTAAATGCGAGACAGTATTTAAAAAGTTAAGTAAAGGTTATAGTAAACCAATTGTATTTAAAAAAGAGGATTAATATGAAAGGAATGATAAAATTTTATAACAATGAAAAGGGATATGGATTTATTGAAACAACTACAGCAGATATATTTTTCCATATCAGTGCAGTAAAGAATAAAGAAATGGTTGAATCTGGCGAATCAGTAGAATTTGATACGATAGAAAAGGATAGAGGGACTATTGCTATTAATATAACAGTGTCAGAAGAGACAAAGTGATTAGATGAAGTCAAGTAATTCAGATAACCCCCACCGTTTTGATAATATGTCAAAAACGGAAGCGGATAATCTAAGAGCAAAGGCAAAGTCTGTTCATAAGACTGAAGCATTTAGTAAAAAAATGAAAGAAGTTGCTAATAAAAGATATTTCAGGGAGAAGAACCCTGATATATCTGCGCTAATGGAACTCTATAACAGTGGTGACGAAAAGGAAGTAATGAATAAATACGTTACAGATGTTGAAGTGTTTAAAGAGTTATTTGAAAACGCTGATACTGTAGAAAGCAGACGAAGAATTTGGAGTGACTATATGTCTTTTAACTTAAAGATATTTGAATTAATGTTCGGTACTAAGAGTAAAATAGACCAGAAAGTACAGTCAGTTAATTATAACGTAGTCATACATGAACCAAAGTAACTGAGAGAAAGTAAGAGGGATGGATAGGTAGTAGTATATAATATGTAATACCATTTGAGGTAAAACCCTTTTACTGTTGTTCTTTAATTTCTCAAAAAAACTGCCTAAAAAGTACCAGAAACGCACTTTTTCAATTACCCAAAAACGGTAACAGTAAAAAATAAGTTCAATACTTAGCAACATTGAGGGCGTTTACCCTACCCTCCAGAGATAACATTCATTTCACCCCTTTACTGGTAACGGTTTTAAAATAGTGTGAAAACAAAGAAAGTTGTGTTACTGATGCCGAAAAGCAACGAAACCAAAGAAATTAATCTTGTCAGTGTCTAAAAAAGAGGTAATAAAATTAGAGAAGTAAATATAAATTGGATTCCAACCAAGAAACAAATGGAAGCATTTAAAATACTGAAAGATAAAAAGACGAATGAACTTCTATTTGGCGGTGGTGCAGGCGGGGCTAAATCTCATCTTGGTTGTGCATGGTTGATTTTGAACTGTTTAGAGTATCAGGGGTCTAGATGGTTAATGGGTAGAGCAGTGCTTAAGTCGCTTAAAGAATCAACTTTATTAACCTTTTTTGATATTTGTAAATCATGGGGCTTAATTAAAGGTGAAGATTATACTTATAACCAAATAGAAGGTATAATCAATTTTACTAAAACTAATTCAACTATTTATCTAAAAGATTTATTTGCTTATCCAAGCGACCCCGAATTTGACTCTCTTGGTTCTACTGAATTCACTGGAGTATTTATAGACGAAGGCGCACAGATTACTCTTAAAGCTTTTAATATATGTAAGTCAAGAATTAGGTACAAGTTAGATGAATTCGGGATTATACCTAAAATATTAATTTGCTCTAACCCATGTAAGAACTTTCTTTATTCAGATTTCTATAAACCTTGGAAGTCTGGAGAGTTATTAACTTATAGAAAGTTCTTACCTGCATTGGCAAAAGACAATCCATTTGTTTCAAAGTTCTATATAGAAAACTTAAAGAAATTAGATATAATAAGTAAGGAAAGACTACTTTACGGTAACTGGGAGTACGATGACGACCCAAATAGATTATTTGAATACGATAAAATAGTGGATATGTTTACTAACAACGTTAAAAGAGGAACTAAATATTGTATAGTAGACCAATCAGGTAGAGGAAGAGATAAAGCTGTTATAACTCTTTGGGACGGACTTTTTGTTTATAAAATATATATTTACTCAGTTGGAATAAGCAGTATGGATTTAGATAAAATACTTCAGACTGAGGGGATAAATAGAAGTAATTGTTTAGCAGATGAAGATGGTGTAGGTTTTGGACTTGTTAAAGACCTACCGGGAATAAAAGGATTCGTTAACAATGCAACTGCTATTAAAGGATTAAAAAAAGCGTTGGACCAGACCAGAGTAGACATAAATTACGCTAATTTAAAAGCGCAGTGTTGGGACACGTTAGCAAATTACGTTAACGTTGGACAAATTGGCGTCTATAGAGATATTAAAATAGAACAGAAAAAATTAATTATAGAAGACTTAGAACACATAAAACAAACTAACGTAGGTAAAGACCAACCGTTTAGAGTAAGTACAAAAGAAAACTTAAAAGAAGAAATGGGTAGGTCAACAGATATAGGAGACACTTTTATGATGAGAATGTTCTTTGAGCTTAAACCCAGTTATGTACCGTATATTTCTATATAGATTTAGGTAAAAGTACAGCGAACTTATAAATACTTTCGTAACTAATATATAATTGAGTATAAAGGTGATTATTATAGATGCACAATATGAGAAAGATATTCCTTATGTTTATAGGGAATTACAAGATACTGTACAATTTTTCAATCTCACGACCGGCTCGCAAACGAAGGACATTCCACTTTACGGAACTGTAAAAGGGATTTCCGAGATTTCTGTATCAGTTGGAAGCGTGGGAAATGAGTGGATTAGAAATGCTTCCTTTTCAGTTTTCAGAACGAACACAGTAGCCTCAATTGACGAAAGCTATCCAAGTGACAATTTACTTGGTAAAGTTAGTATGAACAATGCAAACGTTTTGTTTTTTGATAAAATAAGATTCAGTGAACAGGATTTAAAAATTGTAATAAACCACAATGCCGGGACAAATAAATTAACTTCAGTTAACGTAAAATATTATTCTAAGTGATTACGTGAAGAGGAAACGTTTAACAGTAGCAGAGATTTTTAGAAAAAGAATGTGGTATCTTAAACGTAGAGGAAAGCTGTGATTGTATGAAAATATTAAATTTCAAAAAAGAGAAACAATTAAGTTTAAGTGGGTATCTTTCTATTAAAAATGAAGTTAAAGAAAGTTTCAAAGGAGAAGTACGTGATATTCCAGTTAATTTTCCTAAAGATTTAGGAGCAGACCACCCATTCACTTTTGAAGATATGGAAAAAATATATAAATCTATTGGTATAGTAACTGGTGGAATCAATAAAATAACTGATTCAGTAGTAGGAGATTTTTCTTTTAAAACTAAAACCAAAAAAGCAGAATTGATAATAAATAATTTCATAAAAAGCACTAATTTTACATCTGTTTTAAGAGAATGGATAAGAGAAGGTTTTGTAAAAGGAAATGGGTTCTTGGAATTAGATTTCGCTGGTAAAGGCATTAAAGTTCTCAATGCAAATAACATGTATGTAAAAAGAGATAATAAAGGTAATATAGAAGAATACAACCAATGGGTAGGAAATTTAACAAGATATACAAGGAAAAGCGCTAAATTGACTACATTTAAACCAAATCAAATAGCTCATCTAAAGATTAATAAAATATCTGGAGAACCATACGGAATTGGTATTATTTACCAAAACGAAAGAGTTATAGAAAATCTTGTACTTAACGAAGAAGAATTACATAAATTAATTAGCAGAAAAGCCGGTGCGCCTATTCATGTTAAAGTAGGGAGAGAAGGCGAACAAGTTAATACAACAAATATTGATAAAGTTAAGACCAATTTACAGTATATGACAAACAGAACAGAATGGGTAACTGATTCAAACGTTGATATGAAAGTAATAGAATTCGGCGAAATAGGAAAAAATTTAACTGATACACTTAACCATGATATGACTATGTTGGCTTACGGTATGGAAATACCTATAGTTCTTTTCGGTGGCGGAAATATACCAGAAGGATTAGCAAAAGTTCAGTTAGAGGCATTTCAAAGAAAAATGGCTGTAATTCAGGAAGAAATAGAAAGTATAATAGAAGAAAACATATTCAAACCTTTATTGGAACTAAATGGCAGTAATGACGAAGTTGACTTTACTTGGAATCTACCCGGAGAGGAAGAGATAAATAAGAGACTTGAAAAGTTAACTGCTTTACTTGGAAGTAATGTTTTTACATCAGAACCTTTGAGACGAATGGCTGAATTGGAGATAGCTAAATTACTGGATTTAGAGGATGCAATTAAGTATCTTGCTAAACCTGAGAAGGAGAAAGAAGATGAAGAACCTGAAGTAAAAAAGGAAGTTGAACCGGGAAAATCTAAAAGGGAAGATGGAGAGAGATTATAATGGCACAATTATGTGGTTCTGGTACTGGAAACGGAATTAATTATGCAATGGTAGATAGTTCAATTGGAACTAATCAGGGCAGGTTATTAACCGTATCAGATGTAAAGGTAGAAGAGATTGGTTCACCTTGTTTCAAACAAGCAACTATGGCTGCTTCAGTATTAATATTTCAAGCAGACGTATTAAATTATGTGGTGCAACCAATATGAAGATACTAAATAAACCAAATTGTCATAATTATGATAGATGTGGCAATGAAGCAATTACATTAGTTAACGGGCTTTGGCTATGTGGCGAATGTTTAATTAAAGTAAACGAGAAAATCAAAAAACTAAAAGAAAAAATACTATTGGAAGAATGATATTATGTATTGTAAAAAATGTAAAAGAAATCATGCTAACAAATTAGTAGATTGTGATATTATTGGACTTGAAACTAGACCATAAAAGGTGATTAAATTTAGCGGAATAGAAGGAACAAGTGGAAGTCTGACAGGAACTACTCACAGAGCAGAAGTAACTGAAGATAATAAAATAGCTGTTTATGATAGTGTTATAAGCGGAGTATCTGTCCTTGAAGAAGGTTTAGTAGTAATGACTCATAGACATTGGAGAACTACAAGATGTTTATCTTATTCAGCTGGTTCAACATTTTATGAAATACCTCAAAATGGAAGTGCATCTATTTTATTTGATGTAGGAAGTGTAAATGGACATTTTAGTATCAGTACAGAAGCAGACGGCGATACTAAAACTGTATTTATGGAG